CTTTTTAATGATAGTATTGAAGCCTTCAAGCTGTGTTAACTCTCTTAATCTATAAGAGCGGTTATCTTGCTTTTTATCAAACTTCTCTTTATCCTTGATTGTTTTTTCAAGAATCTCTTTAAAGTCTTTGTCGTATCTCTTGATTAACTCTTTAACAACCTGTCTCTCATCAATACGGTCTTTAATTCTACGTCTTGCTTGGCGAATCACCTGTAACATTTTTGCAAAATTATATCCTTCAACAGCGTTGAAATTCATAAGTTCAATTATATGTAAGACATCCGATTGCATCTTATCTACTCTACTTAATTCTTCATTTAATTCCACGTCTGTTTCACGTTTTAAATCCATTTGCATTTGTCTAAACGTCTTGAAGATTTGAGACATACTTTCCATGTAATTTACTTCAAACAATTCCTCTTTGATATCAATATTTAAAGCTGTCATTTTAAATCTCTCCAATCATTTTGTGTTTTAGGCTTCTCTCAACCTTGTAATCTTATTATATCATTACTTTTTGCGTTTGTCAAAGCTTTATACCATGTTTTTTTCGTTTTTTTCTAACATTTTTTTCAGCTCATCTTTGGTGTATGTATAATCATTGATTAATTGAGTCCAAGTATCGAATCCTTCATCAATTGGAGAGTTTTTGTCATCTAGCAAATCGTCTTTATCATAGATTGCAGTGACCGTTCTTCCCTCAAATAACTCCATATTCTTTACTATTTCGTCAATTGGTATGCCTTTATCATAACATAGGACAATCTCAATATCAAGCCCTAATTGTTTCACAGCTCTAACTTGTTCATCAGAAATATCAGATGCACCAATCGCTAGTGTATTGAATAATCCATTACTAAATGCTTTCATGCAGGACTTTTCAGCTTCATATATATAAACCTTCTTATCCATTAGGATGTAAGGGTGGGCGTAATGAAAATTAAACCACTCTAGACGATTCTGATAGCGATATAGATATAGATACTTCTTATCATCATCCTCATCTTTCATGATTCGACCTTTAACTCCTACAAGTTGACCAAATCTATTTCTCATAGGAACTGTTACACGCTTTGATTCTAAGTCAAATCCAATACCATACATAATTTGGGTGTGATACGAAATCCCTTCGTCAATCCAAGGCTTATATGGTAATGCTTTGCCATAGTAATAAAAATCATCAAGGATAGATTCATCCAGAATCGGATTAGGCTTTACCTCTTTCCTACGTCTATGACCTTTAATTAACTCCTTTAACGGTGCTAAGTAATCGGTCTTTGGAAGATATCCTTTTTTATTTTTAAGATACTCATTCCAACCCAGAGTCTCACATATGAATTGTTTTGCATTGCTCAAATCACTCTTCAACTCTTCTTCTCCACGTTTGTTGTGAAGGATGTATGATACAAGATAATAGATATCTCCACTAAACTTCTTGTTTCGGATACTGGAAGACAAGGACTCTTGCAACTTCACTTGAACGCTTCGCCTATTGTTACTATAGAATCGTTCTGGAAGTTGGGCAGTGACACGTGCACCACCCTCAATCCTTATATGTTCGCATTCCAGAGCTTCCAAGATATCACACACTTTATCCTCTTCTAAAATTCTAATTTTGATATCTTGCAATTCAGACATATGTATTCACCTATCTCTTCGAGTTATCATTCGCTACAAATGTCCAACCAATTTCCTTAAATGTATTACTTTGGAAATATGGTTCTATGATTAAAACTGGCAATCCTGTATCGTTTGATTGACCGAAACGGTTCTTAGGCGTAAACAGCAAGTAATACTGTTTATCTGGGTCTAACTGAAACCAATCTTTATCATATGAGCCATCTGGCAACTTCTTCAATCTGTAGCATTGTAATGCTTTGTTTCCACCTTTATACTCATCGCTCCAAGCTTTTCTAAACATCATAACAACAGATGCTTCGTTCTTAGATGCTTTACCTTCACCGATTGCTTCATAGTCTAAGAAACGGTTTCTCACTGCACTATCAGCTAACTGGAATGTAACCCATGTTCTAAGGTTTAAGCCACCTGCATTCTTACGAGTAAGGCGGTAGATTACCTTCATATCCTCTACGAATGTCTGCCAACGTTGTTCGAATTTAGATTCATCAGATACCTTATGTGTGTCAATCACTAAGTTTATGTATCCACGATTTGCCCAGAAACGTACAATCTTTTCAAGGTCTTTGATTACATATTTTTCCATGAAGATAACTTTGATTAATCCGTCATTCTCATCCATAAGCTCATTCATACGTTTCATAGCTTTACGGATTTTCTCTTTATCCTCTTCACGAAGTTTACCATTAACCATTCGTTTACGGTCAAGGTGTTCATTGTACTCATGCCATAAAAGTGTTAAGATGATTTTTTGTCGGAATGTCTGTGCATCTTCCTCATTCAGCACTACGATTGCTTTCTCTTTATTCTCAATACAGCTCATAACAATCTTCTCTGCTGTGATAGATGACTTACCAGTACCACCAAAACCACCAAACATATTTACGTGACCACGTGCCACACCTTGCGTAATGCTATTAAGAAGCTTACTCTTATAGAATGGTAGCATCTCTGCTGACTCTTCTTCTAGCTTTCTGATAAACTCCTCTGGGTCTATGTATAAGTTCTCGGCTTCATATCGGTTAACGTTATTAAGACGGATTACATTCATCTTGTCATCCCAATACGCTCCAAGCTGTTCACTTGTCATTTTCTCAAAATCATATTTACCCTTCTTGATTAAAACCTTGTTACCAAAGAGTAAATATAACTGTCTAATGACATAGTTTTTCTTGACAGTCTCATAGTAGTATTCAACGTTGTCTGGATTGTCTTTTACGATATCTACTGCATCCTCAATCGTATCCATTCCACCAAACTCATCAAACTCATCTATCAAGTTATATTCTTTTATTTTTGTAGCAACTGTGATTCTATCGAATGTTCGAATAGATTCTTTATACATCTTTCGACCTAATTCAAAATAGAATCCCCATACGTTATGTACAAATTCATCTTGTGAAACCGTATCACTATATTCTGCGAAGTTATTAAATGGGTCTGCCCATAGAAGCCCAACAAAGTAGGCTTCATTAATTTGAGCGTTCTTATTAATCTTCTTCATTTCTTGCATAACCAATTCTTTAGTATTATCTTGTGCCATTCACATCAACCTTTCTTAATCGTCTAGGAAGTCCGTAATATCTGCTTTTGACTTAGAAGGCTTTTTATAATTCGTATCTTCGAATATCTGCTCTTCCACTTCAACTCTCTTCAAGTGCTGTGCCATTTTTCTTTCTTCTGCTTCACGTGTTCTAGCACGCTGTTCAACTACATAGATTTTGTCAATGATAATCGTCATTGCATATCTAAACGCTGACATAAATCCATTAAACGGTTTAACACTGTTCCAATACTCAATTGTTTCGCTACAGTAATCAAATGTCTCTGCAATCAATAAGTAATCGTACCCCTCTTTATATCGTTTAGAGAGGTTCTTTTGATTGCCGTACACTGGCTCACCATTACGAAGCTTTTGTAGCATCGGAAAAGCTTGTTTCGAAACTTCCTTGACACCATAAATCTCTTTAATCTTTTCCGTAAGTACATCTAGCTTTTCAGCTTCGATTCTTTTAAACTCTTTTTCTTTCAAATGTTCCACAAAGCATTCTTTATGATAGAATTTTTTAACTGGTTTCTTTTCTCCTACCAGTTCAAATTCCATATCCTCCATCAAGGTATCATCTAGTTTACATCGCTGACATTTTCGTGTTTTCTTTGCCATTGTAATCCCTCCTACGAAAAACATTATATCATTATTATTGATGCCTGTCAAATAAAAATTATAGAATTAAAGACCACCCTTTCGAGTAGTCCTTATGTTCTAGCTGTTGTGTATGTACATTGCTGTTTCTTGCAGTTTTACAAACTCTGCAACCATAGACGTTGCTATGTCAAAGTTCGATTCATTAGTATCTAAAGATAGTAACGTTTTAGGTGTCAATAGACCTTGTAAAACATCACGATAATACTCTTTGATGTCACGTATATCTTCGACCTTAATCATATCATCTCCACGTTTTCTCATTCTACTTTCTAGAATGTGTGTTGGTGCATGTAAGTACACTAATAAAGCCTTCTCATTCATCTTGTTACGCAATTTCACATATTGGTCAACTTCCATTGTTGGATAGCCATACATATCTCCATAGATAGCATTCGAATAGAAGAATCTATCAATGATGATATTCTTTCTATCTAACAATTCCATCATATGCTTAAACATTCCGTCTGCACCTAATTCAGAAATCTCAAAGCTACTCCCTTTCACAATTTCATAGCCTGTTCGTTCTGATAGTTTCTCTGCAAATGTGGTTTTACCTGCACAATCGCAACCTTCTAGTATAATAATCATGAAATCTCTCCCTAGTTAATTATAGTTACATTAACATTTCTTCTGCCCCAATTGTTTGTTTGAGTGCTGTCACCCATTAGAATATCAATTCTATTACCTTGGATTGCACTACCAGTATCAAGAGCAATGTAAGTTCCAAGACCTTCAATCTCTACAATACTATTTAAAGGAATTACGCTAGGGTCGGTTGCAAT